TTGAGAAACCAGTACATTTCCGCTCTCAGCTCTAGCAGGCAGCCCTAAAGGGCAGAACACGTTATCTAACAAGCTCTTACTCATGCACGTACCATGCTGAGCGTACTCTAATGGAGCATCGTCAGCTAACTCACCAGCGCCATCCACGGGAATCTCACGATCAGCAAAATCTGCGTCAATAAACGCATCTTCGGCGTCCCGCTCCGCAACTTCCTGACCATAGTCTTCACGGACTAGCTGGATAGGCTGCGCTGGACCCACAACAGGCGCCGCCCTGTTGGCATATGCGTGGTTTTGCTGGCGAAATCTACGAATATCATCAGGCTTAAAACTAGCCAACGAGTGCGCTTTCACCAGACCGTCCTGATTTGCAAAATGGAGGCGAGAAAGCTGAACCAAAAGTTCAATAAGCTCCAAAATTCCGGCTTCCTCGGGAAAATCCAAATAAACCTTCGCAACTACTCCTGGTAAAGAATCCTCATTCTTCTCCCAATAAAATAATCTAAACGAATGGGTGTTCGGAACTTCGCACACGTCCTTGGGAGGTATCTTTGCCTTATCAATCGCGAGGGAAGCACCTTTACGAAACTCCGGGCGAACTATAGGCTCAATCACCACATTAAAACGGCGCAAAACAGACTCTGGACACTCCGAAAACATATTTGCCTTCAAGTCAACAATATTTGACGTGACAGCAACAAATTTAGAGGAAAAAGTAACGCGACCTTTACTTTCCAAATCCGCCATAGGCAACTGCGAAGTAATGTTATTAACCGTATAAATTAACGGATCCGTAGGGTTAGGCACTGGAGTTCCAGCAGATGATTTAGCGTTAGACATATCGTCGAACACACAAAAATCCGCTCGATCAGAGTACCCAGACCAATGCTTATCAGTAGGCTGCTTGGTGTAAATTTGCTCTTGTCTCAAAGTTTCGCCAAAATGATCCCACGCCAAGCCATGCATAGCCTTGTACAACAAGTCAGTTTTTCCAACTCCGGAAGCGCCAACTAACGCAAAGCAAAACGGTGCAGCTTTAAACTTACCCAAATTAGCAGCTCGCATGTAAGTACGTATCGTACACAAGGACCTCCAATCACGCATAGCTTGCAAATTACCACGTTTAACCAAAGGCTCAACCTCAGTACAAACGTCTTCAACAGCAGTGCGGAAAGCCTTCTCATCAGCGAACAACATTGGATCGTATTTGCCTATCTTATGCAAATCAAAAGCCGTCTGAACGGCCACAACTCGCATAAAAGTGGAATCACCACCCGTCAACAACGGCATCAACGAGCGCATCTCTATGGCTGTTGTAACAGCACCAATGACGGTGGGTAAACTACGCAAAAGCACGGCTACAACCTCCTCAGGTGTATCAACCTTGGGCAACTTCAACACTAGACCAGTGACTGCAGAAATCACAACAGAAAAATTAAAATCTGCCATAGATTTACTAGCGAAAACCGCATAAGCAGCAGCGCTAATAGCAACGATAGCATGAACTGCAGATCCAGGTGACATCGAGGATGCAGCGGTCATGCGCAAAACCTCAGATATAAGACTTTGTTGATCAAACGACACCACGCCATCAGGACCAACCGGGTTATCCGGGGTACCAACAACGTGGCGAAACAATCCAACCAACTCCACGACAGCCGGAATTGCCAAAACCTTAAGCATCATCAACTGTAGCCCTGG